AGAAGCAGAAAAATTGGCTGAAGATATTGCAAGATTAGAAGCAGAGAAACAAGAGTTTAATAAAAAATCAGTAACACTTCTGGAAGAGTCAGGCGAAGAGCGTATGAAACTCTTTGGGCGGGGTGATGCAGAAGCGGATGTATTAAGTGCACAATCAGAGCAAGCTCAAAGAAAGGCTAATAATGCAGCCTTTGAGTTAAAACAAAAAAGAGAAGAGCTTAACTTATTATTAAATGGCCAATCATCCGCTGATCAATTAAAACCAGCCCAGATGGATAAAACACAAAACGTTGATAGTGTTAGTCAGACACTATCAGAAAGTGGCGCAATGAATGCTGCTCCAGTTGTCAATGTTATTAATAATAACGGTGGGAATGTAACTAATAATAGTTCACAATCCACGCAAAACACTATTGCAGAATCAACCGATAATGTATTGGCTGGGTCTGCAATGGCTTTATAAAAATATCGCCACCTAGTAATTAAACTAGATGGCGATATTGTAATTAGTTTTAAATTAGCTTTTGGCCAATTGAGCAAAGTAACTAAGTGAATCGTCATCATCATCGTCATCACTAACGTCTGATGATACTTCTTCAGTAGTAACTTCTGGTTCTGATTGAACCTTTGGAGAAGTTGGAGCAGAAGGCTCAGTGAGAACTTGTACACCATTAACTTCTTCAGCACCAAGAACTTCAATCAGCTTGCGCTTTAGATCGTCGTATGACTTATATGAAGATTCATCGGTGAATTCAGATAGGCTGTATAGTCCATCATAAATTTCGCGAAGGCGATCTTCATCGTTATCAAAGAGAGGAGTAGGACTGTCAAATTCTGACTTATCATAGTTCCTCCATTGTTCAGTACGAATCTTCAACTTAAAGTTAGCGCCTTCCCAAAAATCAAATGGGTTAACTGCTTTCTCATCTTGAAATTGTGGCTGCATAACATCCATAATTTTATCAAAGATCTTCTTACCATACTTGTAAAGGAAAGTCTTTCCTTCATTGTCTGGGTTAGCTGGATCAGATACCACCAAGATATTTGAGACATAATGTAGACGGCGTTTACGTGAACGAGCGACATCTTTGTCAGCTTCATTACCTGTATTCCACAGTCGGCTATTAATCTCAGATACTGGATCGTCTTTACCGATTGATGTAAGCGATCTTTCAATGTACCACCTACCAGTTGGCCCTTGGAATCCATGATCCCAATAACGAACCCACGGCAAATCGTCACCATCTTTCACTGGAAGAAAACGAATAACGGCATAACCATTACCTGCTTTATCCACGGTAGGTTTCCACTCACGATCATCGCCGTAAGATTTAGTGGATTTACCTCCGACCTTTTCAGCTTCTGCGACTAGTTTCCCAATTGCTGCTGACCGATTTGCTTTTAGTTTATCAAATGACATAGTATTTGTATTGTTTGTTTTGTATTACGTTGTATTGTTTGTTTGTTTCCTTGTATATTATACACTAAATTTCTGCGTTTGTAAACCATAAAGTTCTAGTTATTTCAGCATACTTTTTAATGTCTATCATCGGTCTAAGAAAAGGAGTATATTTCCTAATCTTAAAAGTAAGTTCAGAAGATATTCCCAGAGGGTCCGTTAACTTAGACTGAAGATCTGATGTATAAGATGATATGATATTAAGAATAGTTAAAGTCTCAATTGATACATTACCACCTTGCACCATTTTATATATATAAGGAACATCAGTTAAGTCTTTCGGTAATATCATTTCATCAAAAGTTTTATATGGAGATTGTTCAATTAAGGTTTTCATCTCTTCTTTATAAGTGTATTCGACACTTTGCATTTTGGCTTTCCACTTATCATATGCGCTATCTGTAAAATTACCAATCCATTTTTCTCCGCTTAAAAGGTTGGCTAATGAGTATAGAATAATATCGTTTCTATATGGATATTTCCTTGCCAACTTTTCAAATTGAAAGCGGTTTTTGTTTTGTTCAAAGGTTTCTCTTTTACAACGAGGACCTTTAAAACTAAATTTAAATGCATCATAATCTCTTTCAGAATTAAAATGCAGCGACATTGCAGTCACTGTACTCCACGCATCTATCGGTGAAGTGCTAGTATCTATACTTAAGTTAATCATTTAATTGTTCTTCTTTAATTACCTCCCATTTAAACGGCTCTCGGTTTCTTTGAAATTGATCCATAGACCATTCAATATTATTACTTTTAATATCAAAGGATTCTGTTATACCATTCGAGTATTTTATTTCAATAGTATAGTTCTTCATTATTCAAGTGTGGCTGTATTAGATCTAGGTAAAACATTATTTTTCTGAGCTTCAACTTTTAGTTTAGTTTTTAATGGCCCTGAAATTAATTTAGCAACATCTTCTGGATCAAGCTCTAATTCTAAACATATCTGGCATACAGCCTGAGCATACTCAATCTTATCTTTTAATACCAACCGTTCTGTTTTTAAAATTAATTCATCCTTTGTTATTGCTAACCCTATTGTTTTTTTAATGTCGGTTTTTTTCATTTAGTATCAAGTGTTCGTAGTATAATCATGTTTGCGTTTATTCTGCCATTCCCTTTACGGGGTTTGGTTTTCAGTGTTTCTAAGACCTTATCGATCTTTTTAGGAGTGGCTGATAATAATATCGGTAGAAATTCCATAGGCTTTCTAAGAGTTGTTATAATGCTTCGTTCTTCATCAAAACCTTTTAGAGAAGTTCCTTTTACTTCAAACCCAGCATTACCACTAGCATAATAAATTGACAGTTGGCGATTCTTAGTATTAAAGAAGTAAGCTCTCTGCGAAAACGGTAAGCTCGTTGGATCAACGCTTGTTAGTTGATATTCACTTGATGCAGCAGCATACTTAAGTCTAGTAATTTGTTTATCAACAGCCTTTGGTTTTTTAACTCGAGGTTTACGAGTCTTAACTTTGCTTCGTGAATAAATCTTAGTATCATCCAGCATTTTTTCAAAGTTCTTTATAATCCTATTTAGTTGAGGACGACGTAACCAAGAATAACCTTCAACAACATATTCATCGGTTTTGTTATACGCTTCGTTAAACTCATCGAGATGTTTATTAATCCATTCAACAACATATTTAACTCCATTACCAGCAGCATTATTACTACGAAGTAATCTACCAATATCCATATTTGGAATTTTTGCAGGAGCAGTATCTGGTTTGATACTAATGATATCATCTAAAAGCATCTCAAGAGGAACAATAATATCTTCATTTATTTTATTCTCTACACGCTTTAGAGGTGATATCGGTTTTACTTTAGGAATATCTGCCTTTGCTTCGTCATCAAAGATTCGCTTTGGATCGTTCATCATTCGATTAATTTCATAAAGCGAATCATTTAACTCTGATTTAATCCAGCTCTTAATGTTTCTCTTATTAGGCATTCCCATATTCAACATACGAATGAGTTTACCAACCGTACCATTGACATAGGACGGCGGAGCCACTTTAATAATATCAACTTGCTCTTTGGTAAAACCATTAGATGACATCCAATCAAGAACCCACGGCTTCATTGTTTTAGAATCACAATAATAACCATAAAACCTTAACCCACGATCGAGCCGTTTATTATATTCTTTAAGGTCAATTTCAGATGCATCGCCCCATTCGGGTTCGTCACCAGTATACTTTGTATCTAGTGCAATTATTCGGCCGCGTTTATTAAATAGTCGTTGTGATGTTTTTGCCATAATGTGATTTTGTATAATATAATTATAATCTAAAATGAAGTATATGTAAAGGATAAAATAACCCTAAAAGGATATATTAGTATTCTCTTCTTCAGTAACAAGATCTTCGATCCTTTTTAAGACTTCGGCTTTCTTATCTGAATAATTGTTGTGTATTTTTAAGGTATTATCCAACGCATAAATCATTCGGATTTGAGTTCTTTTCAAATCTAAACATATAGCAATAGATGTAACCAAGCACACAAGAAAAACAAAGTTTATTAATAGTTGTAGTTTCATTTTCATATTAGTCTAATCCGTTTTCGCTAAGCCATTCGAGGTCTGATTCAAATGTGACGTCATCATCAGTACCAAACTCTTTTCTTTTGTCATAAACAATATCGCCATCCCAGAGCTCTTCAATATAATCGCCAGGGCAATCTTTAATTGCTTCGGCAAGTTCAACATTACTCATATCTTCATATGAAATTCCGTTGTTAGTTCTAACATCATCAAGGTTAATTTCAGTTCTCCATGTTGTGCAAAGGTGAGCGGTTTCTGTTCTTTCTACTATAACAGTAGTTTCACGAGATTCCATTAGTTCTTTACACCCATCATATTCCTCTAATAAGGATTCACTTGTTTCGTTGTTCATAATTTATTTGTTTTGTTTTGTTATATGAGATATTAATCTCAAAGTTTCTTTCTACTAGAAATCTTACCACTTCGTTTAAAGGCATACATGCTAGCATATAAGCTTCTTCTGGGAGTGTATCCATCTGCGTGAATGGATCGATGCTTTCGTCATTACTGCATTCTGATAAAACATCTTGCAGCATATTCCAAAAGGCGCCAATCTTTTCATTTTCAATTAGGTCTATATCTGTTGGCATCATAATATTACTCGCCCTTTAATTCTTTTAGTTCTTTTTCAAGAGCTTCTATTCTTTTTGATTTCTCATTCCAATCCATTTCTTGCCAATCACTAGGATCTCCTCTATAAAAACCTCGCCATGAAATTCCATCAAGAGCTTCTTTATTATTTGTAAATATATTGGTTTCTAAATCAGGATCACTTTGATTTACAACGGCAAGATAAGTTTCAAAATAATCAGTATCTTCGTATTCATAGATAAGATCAGAATCGGATATAAATTCATTTAAGTCTTCTTCATTCATTTCTAAGATATCGGGGCGTTCATATTCTTTAGCCAACTTTTTCAAATTAACTTTTAAAAGCTTGCCACGGAATTCTGTAAAGGATTCCCATTGTTCTATTATTATTTCGTCTTTATTCATATTAAAATATTTCTGATATTGTTATTAATGATGCGTATATTACAATTATAATACTAAACGCGATTGTTGTATCAATTACCCATTCTTCCATATTAGTTACTTACCCAAAGTGAAGTTTCCCAGTTTCTTCTTTTAGTTAATCCTTTGAGAGTTCTACCTCCGCCTTTATTATACTTAGGTAGCATCTTTTCTACGCTTTCATAATTTCCTGAGTTTAAGCGTCCAGGTTGATTTACTAGCATTCGCAGATTGCCTTGCCCTGCATTAAATGTGAAGGAAGTGAGGGCTGCCATTTGAGCTTTCGTTAAAGGTACCTTTACAATACGTTCTACATGGCTTCGTGCTTCCATAAGTTCATCCATTAGCATTTCCTCGGCTTCCATTTCAGATACGATTTTCTTAACTTTGGCATATTTACCAGTATGCCCATATCCAATGGTAGTTACTCCAGCAGCACATTTATAAGCTTTAGGTTTAAATCCTTCAAAGAACTTTACGCCCTCAACCATCTTATCCCAAGCTTCGTTTTCATTACGTTCGGCTTCATCTCTTTCAAAATCCTCGATGGTATATCGTTTGATTGTCGGTTTAACCAGAACTGCATAAATTCGTTTTGGCTTTACTAAGATCGGTTTGGAAATTTCAATTGGAGTAAAAATTTCGTTCGGCACTTGTGAAGCGGTATCTTCGGCGTTAAAGGTTGTAAAAATACTTCCTCCAACGATGGTGGTTAGCGTAATTAGCGTTTTCATGATATAAGGTGGTGGTGGATTGAGTTGGTTGGTGTCCCTCTCTGTAGTTATATTATACCATAAAAATGCACATTTGTAAATAAAATAATTCACATATGTGATATTTTGCTCTACAACCCCCGTAGAATAAGGGGTTTCCCACTAGCCAAATGGGTCCTTTTTCTTTCCTTTTCGATGATGTTTGCACGTTTTGTGCATTTCTCGGCTAATCATGTATGATTTAATAAACATAATTCCTAGTATAATCTGAGGAATTAACATGAGTATAATCTTTATATTATTACTCAAATCAAAAATGAGAGATGATATGAAAAGAAAGATTGATATGAAAAGCAGATTTAAAAGCATGGCTCTAAGGGCGGTAATTTAATTATATTTATTTAAGTTCGTAAACTAAATAAGAAGTTTTTAAAATGTAGTGAAACCTCATTTAAATCATAGGATGATTCCAAACCGCTATTAAATTTTAACGTTATTTTGTTATTATCTTCATATATGATTTCCTCTAATAATGATACATTAATAATAACGTTATCGGTTATGTTGTAAAAGGGCCTTGCCATTAATATAATTTATAATAAAAAAAGGTGGGCAGGGCTGGATTCGAACCAGCGTACTCATACGAGAGCAGATTTACAGTCTGCCGCCTTTAACCACTCGGCCACCTACCCAATAATTATTAACTTAAAATGGCTCCCGAGGTAGGATTCGAACCTACGACCTAGTGATTAACAGTCACCCGCTACTACCGCTGAGCTACTCGGGAATTATACCTTTATTTATTTCAGTGAATCCACTTATTACCACGCTTGCCTTTTACTAATTTAAGGTGGCTCGTACTTTCTTCAATATGAATCGATAATAGTAATATAACTGTAAACGTTAAATTACAAAATGCTAAGACAACCAATAGAGAAAGAAATAGATTAAGTGTATTCATATAAAGCATATATGCTATGGGTAGTAATAAACAAATTGCACTTAATACCACAGCAGATCTTAATATGAGTTTCATAATATTATTCAGTAATAATTTCGTATTTACCTTCTAAACTTAACAATGAATCACATGCTTCTGCAACATCTAGTAGTGTATACTCATAACAGAATTGAAGGATTCTTTCTTTAGCGTGGTTACGGAAGAAGAAGGCGTGACCATCGACATAGGTGTGGCAGGTATCATACGCTTTTTTATTTTTAAACTTTAGTTGCATTTTCATTATATTTTATTTGTTGTGTATTGTTTTTTTGTGTTTTCAATTGAATGTTCCCAAATTACATCTGGGACTTTATCAGCTGGAAATTTTTGTTTGTTTATAATAACAGTGTGTTGACTTCTTCTTTTTTCTAATGCCTTCTTTGGCATAAAAGCAATCCTCTTTGAAAATTCTGGATTTTTTGTAACGCACAGGTTAATGGATATATTTTCGTATTTATCGTTTTCGTAAAAATCTGGAATAAGTTCTTTAATGCCAAGTGACAAAATTAGTTTATCAATGTTTTCTATTTGCTCAACCATTTTAAGCCTTAAGTCTTTAGCAAACTCTATAATATCATCTTTCATAAAATCCAAAGAGCGGTAATAATTAAAACCAACTAAGAAAGGTTTTAGCAATATTTACTATTGGGGCAGCCACTGCTTGCATTACTACAACTGGAGCTGGAGGTGCTTTCGGATACTGTGTCATATGATGTACATATACCTGCTGCCAATATATACCAGCTTTAATATCTCCTCTAGAAAACGCAGCATATACCTGCTGCACTATTTTATTACATTGCAGTTTCCATAACACTCTTTTTTGAACAAGTAACTCAGGCGCCGG